CCACATTAGGATTAGCAGGTCGTGTAGATTGTGTTGGAGAATATGATGGTAAACTTTCAATTATAGACTTCAAAGGTTCTACCAAAACCAAACGAAAATCAGATATAGAAAATTACTTTACCCAAACAACTGCATATGCCATCATGTGGCAAGAGATGACTGGTATACCAATTAATAATATTGTGATTATGATTGCTACTGAGGCAGGGGATTGCCAAGTGTTTGAAGCAAATCCAATTGATTATGCTAAACCACTACTAAAAGCAATTCGAAGTTATCAAAAAGAAATCAATTCAACCTTGGTGTAGGCATCTTGCCACCATATTTGTTTAGAAGATAATTCTGTACATGTTTTAAATTTTCTTCAGATAATGCAGAATTATAAACTATAATCTCTGCAATGTAACCTGTATATTCGTTGGTGTATGTATAACTACCTCTGCTCTCTGTATACATTAAACCGATTTTAGGATGTGAAGGGGTGCCATAACCACCAGTTCCTCTTACCCAATCGGTTACTGTTGATTTCAGTGTACCATTCAAAAAGTTTCTCATTGTTGTTGTAGAATATTCGTGTCTTGCAACAAGGATGTATGATGTGTCGTCTACTAAAGTATCTCCGATTGCGATATCGCCACTTCCTGATTTACCAAGAATTGTAAATTTTTCATCAGCATCGACACCCATACAAAGAACATTTCCAGCGTGATCACTTGTCCAATTGGATGATAAGTATTGACTAAAAATTGCTTGATTGTCTGTTGCAACACCTGTAGGTTTAATCATTAAAATAACAGTGTAATCACTATCTGAACCATCGTCTATGAATAGTGCATTAATACCTGTAGTGTCTAAGTATTCGTCCGCTGAACCAGTAAACAGTATTGCGGGTTTTGTTCCAAACACATTTTCTTTCCAATGTGGTCTGCGGGCCGCAGTACTAGATACTGTGCAATCGTTATCATTACCAGATTCATCTGACCATGCAGTTACATCCCCATTTGCTTCAAAAGTATCAACTTCATTGTCTGCTCTTAACCACAACATCAACCCACTAATATCTTTGGGGTCAAATGCGTTTGCATCTAAACCGCCTGCAAAAAGTTTTCTTCGTTTTAGTTGCGGTGCTTTTGCCGATGAAAGTTTCTTCTGGCGGCCCAAAACTCCACCAGATTTATTGACTTTTCGTGCTACTTTTTCTAGTCTATTACTCATGTTGCATAATATGAGAATGTACATCCAGCGGTAAGGCCGCACATGACATATACTTTTTGAAGATTATCAACTTCTATAAACAACTCTTCTCTGTCGTCTAGTTGGAATCCACTAGTCATACCAGTGGTAGAACCTGCGGCAGAATCATATGTAACTGTCAGTGTTCCTGAACCGTTTATATTTTTAAGTCTAACACCAGACACTAATGTTGTTGAAGTAGAGTTTACTCGTTCAAATGTATATCCTGCTACTCGGTGTCCTATTACAACTGGATTGTCAATTTCTACACTTCCAATTCCAACTGTTACACCACTTGCAATTGCTTCAATAACAACACCATGTGTTACACCATGACTTAGTTCTGCTTTAAATGTTACACCAGTGTGTATAGAACGAAGGTCTGCTGAAAGACCTCGTATATAATGAGAACCATCGTTTGCTGTTCCACCAAACTTCATTAGGTGAATTGCGGAAGTTATCGTTCTAAGTTTTTCTGAAATTGTTCCTTCCCAACCTTGTGTTCCAGAGGCGTGGGGTATTAGATATCCATCAGTTGTTGCACCGATGTGTGGGATTGCACCACCGGCAGTTGAACCTGCGATTGGAACATATGCGCCGTATGTTGTTCCTGCTACGGCTACATATCCGCCGCCGTCGACAAGGGTTGCACCTGCATTTGTATTAAAGATGTTCACCACGGATGCAGAACCGCCTTGGTCTACTATATTAACATCTAAAGACCTGTTAGAAGAACCACTTATTGCTGTAGAACTAAATGGATTTCCAGAACTGTCTCTTAGTTGAACAGGAACTGGTCCTGCACCAGCACCTGCTGTTCCTGAAGCCAAAACTTGTTCATCAGCCCAATAAAATTCACCAGTAGTTCCCCAAGCGACTTTAACAACTCGAACTTCCGCTGGGGAAACAGTTGCTCCACTAATACCAGTGGCAGTTAAACCAAACTGCTCGGACAGGAAATATGTTCCTGTAGTACCTGAAGCGGCCGACTCTTGATATGTTCCCTTTTTTGCCATTTATTTCTCCTAGATGAAAATAATTCTACTTAATAATATGTATAAGTAATTGACATTGAATTTTATTATAGTATACTATGGTTATATAGGAGATTAATATGATTAGAATAGAATCATCAGAGTTTTGTCAATTGGTTGAAGATGAAGTATCAATATGTGGTTCTTATATTGAAGCCGTTTTATTGGTGTGTGAGAATATAGAAATTGAACCGGCAGTTGCCGCTAAATTACTTTCTTTGCCCCTTATCGAAAAGATTCAGGCAGAAGGAATAAACTTTAATCTCTTACCAAAAAAATCAGAATTACCAGTATAAATTACTTGACTCAGGTAGTTCCTATGGTACAATATACATTGAATACATCGTACACACTGTACACAATTTTAAGGAGACATATACATGTCATTTAGCGATTTAAAGAAAGATTCACGCGGCAATTTCGAAAAACTTACAGGAGAACTTGATAAGTTATCGAAAAAGAGTGAGTCATATAAAGACGATAGAATTTGGAAACCAGAATTAGATAAGGCATCGAATGGTTATGCCGTTATTCGATTCCTTCCTGCACCACAAGACGAAGACCTTCCTTGGGTTCGTGTTTTTAATCATGGATTCAAAGGACCAGGTGGTTGGTTAATTGATAATTGTCCAACAACTTTAGGCAAGAAGTGTCCTGTCTGCGAAGCAAACAGCGCATTGTGGAATAGTGGAGTAGAATCTGATAAGGATATTGCACGAAACCGAAAGAGGAAATTAAGTTATTACTCAAACATTCTTGTAGTTAGTGACCCAAAGAATCCTGAGAACGAAGGAAAGGTATTCCTTTATAAATTTGGCAAGAAAATCTTTGACAAGATTATGGAAACAGTAAAGCCTGAATTTGAGGATGAGACACCAATTAATCCATTTGATTTCTGGACAGGTGCAAACTTCCGTCTGAAGGTTCGTAAGGTAGCAGGATTTATCAATTATGATAAGAGTGAATTTGAAACATCTTCTGCCGTTCTTGACGGTGATGATGCAAAGTTGGAAGAACTTTGGAAGACTCAATACTCCCTCAAGGAATTTACTGACGAATCTAACTTCAAGTCATACGATGAGTTGAAAACTCGAATGACTAATGTTTTGGGCGGAAATGTCCGATATACCGAAACCGCAGAAAAAACTTCGGAAGAGGATTTCAACAAGACTGAAAACCCTTTTGATTCTCCCCCTGATTCCTCAAAGGAAAATAATGACATCAGTGATACTACTACTGTTGAAGATGGTGATGCATTATCATACTTTGAGAATTTGGCAAATGAAGGATAGTCGGGTATCCTCATTCGCTACGAAAGACCTCTGCTTCGGCAGGGGTCTTTTTTATTCTAAACTAAGATTTACCTCATCGACATTAGCACGATTTCTGTTATATGTTGCATTTTCATCATCAAGAAGTGTGTCTGCAATAGTCGTGGTCCTCACCCTGTTGTCTTGAAAAGTTTGGAATATTGAAGCAGCGGCATCATAACCGTACATGCGCTCTAGTTGTGAAAAACTAAGATCAGCATTGGCGCCTAACGCCCTTATGGCGTCGAGATTCCTTGTTGCGGATGTTGGAGATATAGTTGATTTAAATAATTGCCAGTTTCCATCACTCGACATCATATTACCAATTATTTGACTCCTATGTGTAACATAACCTTCTTGACTTACAGCAGATAAAGGAATTAGAGTTACACCAGCATCTTCATCTGTTGGGTGAAATTTGCCTTCTTTTAATCTTCTTTTGATTTGAATAACTCGGTCCATATTAAGTTCAGTTCTATTAGTATTTGCTTCATCTTCGGCAATAGCATATGCGGTTTGATCTATTAATTGATTCACCGCAGAAGCGATTGGAATTTCCCTTGGTCTACTACCCGCTGATTGGTCATGATACCAAATTTTATAATTGTCCATGCTTGGATTATTGCTCTTATCATAGAGAAGAGACATAAGTTGGCCAGAATAAAATAATCTTCTTCCAAGAGTTGTTTGTAGTGAATGTCCACCAGCCATACGTTCTAAATCTTGTTTCAGGTTTCTTCTCATGGCAGGCAATATAATGTTTTGCATATCCCATTGTTTTCCTAAATCTATACCAACAAACGCCGCTTCTATTCCTTGAGCAATCTCTTCAGTAGTTCCTATATCTTGTCCTACTAATGAATTCAACCATGCGAGGCCTTTTACTGCTGTAGCAGCGCCATGTAGTCCCGCTGCTTTTTCAAAGGATGCATCACCAATAGTTCCAGTTCCTTCACCAGTAGCCAATTGTTCATATTTGTCTGTCATTCCCATCATAACATCAGCGCCTGCAATTATTGGTGCAAATACCATTGCTTCGGTTCTCGCCGCGGCGCCCAAACCACCCTTCGATACATTGAATGCTCTTCTTAACCATGAAGGCCGTATGGCGTTTACCATTCTTCTATTTTTCATTGCAAGTTTGAGAGCATCATCAACGGTTGACCCTGCTGGCATTGATTTTGGTAAACCTATATTTTTTAAATATGCAGCCTGGTTTTTTATAAATTGGCCGGCCGCATTTCTAACACTGATTTTGCCAGCAGCGTTCATAGTAACTCTAATTCCATCATCACCAACATGTAAAACATTGTCTACAAGATTACCAGCGAGATTCTTACCTGCACCGGCGCTACCGCCTTTTAGTCTAGACAAAAATGTGCCAGTTGATCGCGGAGATAAATTTGCAGTTCCCTTACCAACTCCAAAGATTCTTGCGAGAGTGCTTATAATTTTACCTCTACTACCACCATGCATTAATGCGGCAGTAGTTCCCGTGGCCACGGTCGCTACCGTGGCTGGATGAGTAATAATATCTCCAACATCAATTCCACCATCGCCATCAGGTTTACCATCACCATCTGTGTCTATACCTGTACCTGTGCCTCCACC